AGCTTCTTCGGAAGAAAAAGGAGATTACCAAATGTCGCATCGACAGACAAAGGCATCCAGAGTCATAGCGTTAGGTCTGGTCTTAATTTTCTGGTGCAGTCTGCTGCTTCTGATATTAACCTTTTAGGCGCTATAGACATGAACTCGTGGATAAAAGCAAACAGCAAGAAAGCACGCATCTTTGCTCTAGTACACGATTCCATTCTAGCAGAAGTACCAGATGAAGAAGTAGACGAATACATGTTACAGTTAGCAAAGTTTGTGCAAACAGACAGAGGGCTTTCTATCCCAGGCACTCCCGTTGGTTGTGACTTCGAGATTATTCATGAAGACTATTCAGGCGGTAAGTTCGAGAAAATGTATGGTGATAGGGTTTAGAGGCATACCTAAGATTACCTTCCCAGTTTTCCTGTTAGATTCAGGGAACTGGGAAGAGTATGATGGCCTGTTATTTCTTGATAATATGATTCTGGACGACAAGAATCAGCAAGGTAAGACACTTGGTGCCCGCAGAGTACAGACTCCTCACAAGAATTTACAAGTACTAAAACATATGATTACAAGCCCCAACGGGTTACTAAAACAGAGAACAAAGTATTTTATAGATAACAGTGGTAAACCTTTTATATACGAGAAGACTACTATGTTATCTTTAAAATATTTAAAAATTAGTAAAGTAGAGCTGAAAGAGTCTGCTACACTAATTAGAGTAAGAGGTCATAACAGTCCTTTTACCGTGCCACGCCCTCCCGAAGTAGGATATACATGGGCAGGGATTCTGCATCTCAAAGGCTTGCCTTGGATGCTTTATGAGTATTCAGAGACGAAACTCAAAGACACTAAAAGAAAAGTATAAATATGGCTAAAAGACGAAAAACACTCGCAGGGGCTAGTTTAGAACTACGCGAGATAGAACCTTTAACTAGAAATCAGTTGACTGCATTTGAGTCAGACAAAAACCTAGTGCTACACGGTCTAGCAGGTACCGGTAAAACCTTCATATCTTCTTATCTAGCATACGATGATATGGCAAAAGGGGCTTACCAGAACTTAGTAATTATACGAAGTGCAGTGCCGACTCGTGACATTGGTTTCCTACCAGGAACCGAAAAAGAGAAAGGCTCAGTATATGAGGAACCTTATAAAGATATCGCTAATGATTTATTTGGTCGAGGGGATGCATATGAAATCCTCAAGAACAAAGGCTTAGTACACTTTATGACTACTTCTTTTATACGAGGTATTACACTCAGGGATGCAGTTATTCTTATTGATGAGTGTCAAAACATGAGTTTTCATGAACTTGATTCTATTATCACTCGTATGGGTGAGAATTGTAGAATTATGTTCTGCGGAGACTTTCGACAAGCTGATTTAAAAGCGAACGGATTACAAGATTTTATTCGTGTACTTAAAAGCATGGACGCGTTTACTTTCGTAGACTTCCAAGTAGAGGACATAGTAAGATCTGACTTCGTTAAACAATACATTATTGCAAAGAATGAACTGAATTTATGAAAGCAGTTATAAGCCACAGAATTTACATGGATTGCAGTGCCGAGTTGCAGGATAAGATCGATAGAGAGCTTACCTATTCAATTCCTACGCACAATCCTCTTGATCCTCCTCAGATCATTAAGAATATGGGGATCATTCGAAATGGGTTAGTATCACTACCTATAGGGCGCACGGATTTAATACCAGAGCACTATGAGATAGTCGATAAGCGTACTCATGTACCTGTGGACTTTCCTGAATTTAAGTTTGAACTCCGAGACAGTCAGAAGAAAGTTTTTGACGAGATCGAAGACAATGCTATAATTAACGCATGGGTCAGTTGGGGAAAGACTTTTACAGGCTTAGCTATTGCAGGTAAGCTTGGTCAAAAGACACTCGTTGTTACCCACACTGTCCCTCTGCGTAATCAGTGGGCAAAAGAAGTAGAAAAAGTCTACGGTTTTAAACCAGGCATCATAGGCAGTGGTCAATTTGATCTTGATAGTCCTATTGTAATTGGCAATACTCAGACTTTATACCGAAACGTAGAAAAGATTCGTAAGGAGTTCGGGACTATCATACTAGATGAAATGCATCACGTTAGTAGTCCTACTTTTTCAAAAATCTTAGATACAAACTACTGTAGATATAAGATAGGTCTATCGGGTACTATAGAAAGAAAGGATGGTAAACACGTTGTGTTCAGAGATTACTTTGGTAATACTCTTTTTAAGCCACCAAAAGAAAACTATATGACTCCTACAGTACACTTAGTACCTTCCGAGATTCGCTTCATGGACGGTGCTAAGATACCTTGGGCTAACCGAGTAACAAAGTTAGCGAATGATGAAGAGTATCGACACACTATATCCATGCTTGCTGCGGCCTACGCCGCAAGAGGGCACAAAGTGCTAGTAGTAAGTGATCGAGTAGCTTTTCTGAAAGCGTGTGCGGAGTTAAGCGGAGATAAAGCAATTTGTGTGACGGGTGAAGTTGCACACGAGGACAGAGAAGGGCTTGTAGATCAAATTCTCTACGGAGATGCAAACATTTTATATGGAACGCAAGCGATCTTCTCTGAGGGTATATCAGTAGATACGTTAAGTTGTTTGATACTGGCTACACCCGTAAATAATGAACCACTATTGACACAGCTTGTAGGTCGAGTGATTCGGAAGAAAGAAGGTAAGATCAGTCCTGTTATTATAGATATACACCTGAAAGGAAATACGGCTCGAAAACAAGCCTCAAATCGTGTCGGGTTCTATATGAAGCAGGGTTGGGACATGAAGTACCTTTAAAAAAATAATTCTTGACAACTTGGTTAAAAGGATGTATAATAGTGCTCTTATTTGATTGGAAGAAGGTTTTTGATACGGCAGATGGCAATATTGCTACTTGTAACACGATCATGGAAATGTTAATAAACCAACAGATCCCTCGTAACAAGTTCGACCGTATTTATAAATATTCTAATAAAAAATTTACAGGTTCTAGTTTTCTTCTTCATGGAGACTTCTTACTGTACCATTCCTATAAGTATACACAAAAAGAGCTATGCATATATTACGCACTGGCTTCCTTGAGAAGCTATGCAGATTATGTTGCATATAACAAAACTACGCTAGACGCACTACACTGTCCTGTGCCTCTAGATGAAATCAACGATAACAGGCTACTCATAGTATTACCGGACGAAATAACGTTCATCTATGAAGAAGTCACACTGGAGACTATACACTAATGGCATTATCATTTAATAAGCAAACGGGCGGAGCCCAAAAATCATCCATCAATACCTTTCAATACAAAGACGGCGATAACAAGATGCGCGTAGTTGGCGACATCCTTGCACGTTATGTCTATTGGATCGAAGGCGAGAATGGTAAAAACATTCCTATGGAGTGCCTATCTTTCGATAGAAACTCTGAGCGATTCAACAACAAAGAGCAGGACTGGGTACGAGAGTACTATCCTGACCTTAAATGTGGCTGGAGCTACGCTTGTCAAGTTATTGACCCAAGCGATGGCGTAGTCAAAGTAGCAAACCTCAAGAAGAAGTTGTGGGAGCAGATTATTACTGCTGCTGAAGACTTGGGCGACCCTACTGATACCTCAACTGGCTGGGACATTTGTTTCAAGCGAGTAAAGACAGGCCCACTGCCTTACAATGTAGAGTACCAACTCCAAGCATTGAAGTGCAAGCCTCGCGCTCTTACAGAAGACGAATTAGCATCTATCGCAGACCTCAAGTCTATGGATGATGTTATGAGCCGTCCTACTGCTGACGCACAGAAAGAATTGTTAGACCGTCTCCGTAACCACGGTGCAGAGACTGATGACGAAGCATTAGATGCGGAGTTTAATGTAGGATGATTCTTTTTACGGCAGACTGGCACATTAAGCTGGGACAGAAAAACGTTCCAGTAAAGTGGGCGACAAACCGTTATCAAATGTTTTTTCAACAAGTTTACGAACTAGAGAAAGAATGTGATATGCACATAATCGGTGGCGATCTCTTTGATCGTCTACCGAATATGGAAGAGTTGGAGCTTTACTTCTCGTTTATTCGAGGAGTAAAGATTCCCACTATTATCTATGATGGAAACCATGAAGCAACAAAGAAGAATAGAACATTCTTTACACAGTTGAAGCAAGTTTCTCGAGATATTAATCCTTTAATCAATGTAGTAGATATTTCATACGTTGATAATGATCTTGGGTACGGCATTTTGCCTTATGCAGATTTACACAGAAAAGGTAGTATCGATCATTTTGATAAGACTAAGCCCTTATTTACTCATGTCAGGGGAGAAATACCACCGCACGTAAAACCAGAAATCGATCTAGACTTACTAGAAGATTTCCCAGTTGTGTTTGCAGGAGACTTGCACTCTCATAGCAATACACAAAGAAATATTATATACCCAGGTAGTCCAATGACTACTTCTTTTCATAGAGCTAGAGTAAAGACAGGTTATTTACTTATTAATGAAAAAGACTGGAGTTGGTTGTGGGAAGAGTTTAAACTTCCTCAGTTAATTCGTAAAACAGTTACAAGTAGTGAGGAAATGACGGCTACTGACTTTGATCATACAATCTATGAAGTAGAAGGGGATATACAAGATCTAGCAGGAGTCAAGAACTCTGAGTTGTTAGATAAAAAAGTAGTGAAGAGAAAGTCTGAAGCCTCATTAATTATGGAAAAAGACATGACAGTACAAGAAGAGCTAGTAGAGTATCTAACTTACATACTAGAAATTAACGCTGATAAGATACCAGACATCATAGGAACATACAAGGATTACACTACAAACATTGAAATGGGATAACTGCTTTAGTTATGGTTCTGGTAATGAGTTACAATTAAACGACAATACTGTTACACAAATCCTTGGTACTAACGGGATGGGG